CCTGTTAAAATGAAAGACGGCAAATTATTGCCAATTGAAATGACAGTCAAAGTAAGATTTGACCCAAATACACAAAAACTTGAGGTGATTACATGAATGATTTTTATAGAGTTCCACAAACAGTATTTAAGACCAGAGAAAATGATGAGTGGGTAGATAAAACCACTGATGATTATTTTGCAGGTAAAAACGTATTGTTACTTTCATTGCCTGGTGCATTCACACCTATATGAACCAAGCAACATCTTCCAAGGTTGGAAGAACTTTACGATGAGATTATTGCAAAAGGTATAGACGAAATTTACTGTATGTGTGTCAATGATGCCTTTGTCATGGATGCATGGGGTAAAGAATTAGGTATAGAAAAAGTTAAACTGATTCCCGATGGTGATGGTAAATTTACTGAAGGGATGGATATGTTGGTACATAAACCAGCTCAAGGTTTTGGTTATAGGAGTTGGAGATATGCCATGACTGTAAAAAATGGAGAGGTTGAAAAGATGTGGATTGAAGATGGTAAGAATCAATTAGGACTTGATGACGATCCATATAAGAAAACATCTCCTTTAAGAATTTTAGGAGACTTATGAGATTATCACAGAACTTTTGGCTGAGTGAACTTACAAAGAGTTCAACGGCAGACAGAATGGGTATAGAGAATGTGCCGGGAATTGAAGAAATTGTAAATCTCACAGTTCTCACTCATCACGTGCTTCAGCCTGTCAGAGAAAAGTTCGGAGTGATAACTGTTAATAGTGGCTACAGGTCACCAACTTTAAACAGTAAGGTAGGTGGATCTAAAACAAGTCAACATTGTTTTGGAGAAGCAGCAGACTTTGAACAGCTGGGTACACCAAATGGAGAAGTTGCTACTTGGATAAGTAAGGAACTTGACTTTGACCAGCTCATTTTGGAATTTTACACTAAAGGAAAGCCTAACAGCGGATGGGTACATTGCAGTTTCAAAAAAGATGGTTCAAATCGCAGGAAAATTATGACCGCTTTAAGAGTCAAGGGAAAGACAAAATACGAGCAGGGTCTTATTTTCTGATTGGATTAATTCTCAAAATATACCTTCAGATACTTTTCTTGGTTGGTGCCTACCAGCCAAGAAGGTCTTCTATTGACAAACAGATCAAATGGTGTTATACTATATTTGATAAGTTAAAAATCCCTTACCAAAAATATTATTAATGTTTTATACTAATGTGCAACCTTTTGGTAATTTTATTGCCTTAAGAGGGGTTGACCATAATGGAGTATCGTTCCAAAAAAAGTTACGATACGAACCTACTCTATTTGTTCAATCTTCAAAACCTCAAGATCCCCAATGGAAAACTTTGGACGGCAAAAGAGTTGCCGGTGTGAAGTGGGGTTCGATGAAGGAAACCAAGGAAGCTGTCAGACAATATGGAGGTGAAGTCTTTGGTCTTGACCAGTTTCAATATTCTTATATTTCCGATAATTATCCTGGCATGGTCAATTATGATCTGTCCAAGATAAAGATTGCATTCATTGATATTGAGTGTAGTTCAGAGTTTGGATTTCCAAACATAAGACAGGCAAATGAAGAAGTTCTTGCCATATCAATCAAGATGGGTGATGACTTCAAAACTTATGCCTGTGGTGAGTATGATCCACCACCCCATGTAAGATACATCAAATGTATCAATGAGGAACAGTTGTTGACCGAGTTTATCAATGACTGGGCCTCAAACTTCCCAGATATTGTTACTGGATGGAATTCAAGATTCTTTGATATTCCTTATCTTATTAATCGTATCATTAGGATTCTTGGTGAGAAAGCTGCCAATAAACTATCCCCTTGGGGTTGGTTTAGAGAAAATGAAGTATCTCTTGTTGGTAATCGAAAAATGCAGGTATTTGATATTGTAGGTATATCCAGTATTGACTATCTTGATGCATACAAAAAGTTTACCTATGTCAATAGAGAATCTTACTCTCTCAATCATATTGCATATGCAGAATTGGGTGAGAAGAAATTAGATTATGAAGAGGCAGCAACTCTCCATGAATTATACAAGACAAACTTCCAAAGGTATCTTGATTACAACGTACATGATGTAGTTTTGGTTGAGAGACTTGAAGAGAAGATGAAACTCATGGAAATGATTGTTTCACTGGCATATATGGCCAAGTGTAACTTTAATGATGTATTCTCTCCTGTTAAAATGTGGGACTGTATTATCTACAACCATTTGAGAGAACAAAAGATTGTAATTCCACCAAAGAAACACGAACAAAAAACTGATACATACGAAGGTGCCTATGTCAAAGATCCACAAGTAGGTAGACATAAGTGGGTGTGTAGTTTTGACCTAAATTCTCTGTATCCTCATCTAATCATGCAGTATAATATTTCACCAGAAACACTATTGGGTATGCACTCAAAAGGTGGAATGGTTGATGCTTTATTGGATCAAGAAATTGATACTGATTTTCTTAAAGAGAAGAATATCACTATGACTCCAAATGGTTCTCTCTATTCTCGTAAGAAACAAGGGTTTCTTCCTGCACTTATGGAGAAGATGTATACCGATAGAGTCAAGTATAAGAAGATGATGCTTGAGGAACAGAAGAAAGGTAAATCTGCAGATACCAATAAGTTGGCACAGTATCACAATATGCAGATCAATTTAAAAATTGCCCTAAACTCAGCCTACGGAGCCCTTGGTAATCAATGGTTTCGATTTTATGATGTAAGGAATGCGGAGGCCGTTTCAGTTGCAGGTCAGCTTTCTATTCGATGGGCTGAGAGGGCAGTTAACGAATACTTAAACAAGGTGTTAGAAACAGATGGAAGAGATTACGTTATTGCTTCCGATACTGACTCTCTGTACGTTACTTTGGATTCTCTCGTACAGAAGGTAGGTTTAGAAGATAAAGATAAAATTATCAACTTCATGGATACTGTTTGTGATGGTAAAATTCAAGATGTAATTGATGACTGTTATGGTGAACTGGCAGAATACATCAATGCATTCCAACAAAAGATGGTGATGAAAAGAGAGGTTCTTGCAGATGTGGGAATCTGGACTGGCAAGAAACACTATATTTTGAATGTTCATAATTCTGAAGGTGTCCAATACGAAGAACCTAAACTGAAGATTATGGGTATTGAGGCAGTGAAGAGTTCCACACCAGAACATTGTCGAAATGCCTTGAAGAAAGCATTCAAGATTGTTGTGAATGGTACTGAAGATGAGGTCATTGACTTCATTGAAAACTTCAAGAATGAGTTTAGAAAACTTGAACCAGAAGAAGTTGCTTTTCCTAGATCAGTTAAAGGTCTTGCCAAATACAGAGATCCAGTTACAGTTTATCGTAAGTCAACTCCCTTGCATGTGAAAGGATCTTTGATCTATAATATGATGTTGGATAAAAATAAACTTACTAAAAAGTATCCAAGGATTCAAGAGGGAGAAAAGATAAAGTATACATATCTTATGGAACCAAACCCAAGTGGTGATTCTGCCATTGCAATGTTGGGTACACTTCCCAAAGAATTTAAATTACAAGAATACATTGATTATGATCGTCAATTTGAGAAGTCTTTTCTTGATCCAATGAAAGGTATTCTTGAAAAGATTGGCTGGGATTACGAGAAAAAGTCTACGATTATGGATTTCTTTTCTTGACAAATATCTTTAACATGGTATAATAGGAGTATTACATGCAAATAGATTATGGTGGTTGGCTCACAGAAGATCTAAGAGAGTTATATTCTGAATTGATAAAGGAAAGAGATAGACTTGAAGATTTTTCTGATAGAGCACAAGCAAATCAAAATGCACTTATGGTTATGGCTGAAATTCAAAAAAGGAATGAAGATGAGTGATTATATGGATGATTTTTCATGGGGTAGAACTCTCGCCCTTGGTTGTATATTTTTGGGAGTAATTTTTATTATGGGGTTAATTCTATGAGTGATTACTTAGATGAACTAATGTCTGCTGCTGGGAACGATTACGCTTCCAAAGTGGCGGACGGAATGCTGGGGAACGTAGATGCTTACATTAATACAGGCTCTTACATACTTAATGCACTTCTTTCGGGAAGTATACATAAAGGACATAAAGGTCTGCCGTCAAATAAAATTACTGCTTTCGCAGGGGAGTCAGCAACTGGAAAGACTTTCTTTATATTGGGTTTGTGTAAACAGTTTCTTACAGACAATCCTAGCGGGGGTGTTCTTTACTTTGAATCTGAGTCAGCGTTAACTCCTGAGATGGTTAGTGACAGAGACATAGATCCAAAAAGATTTATTCAGTTACCAGTTTCTACCATACAAGAGTTTGCACAACAAGCATCAAGGGTGGTAGATAAACACATTGAAAGGGGAGATGGGTCGCCTCTCTTACTTTGTCTTGATAGTCTTGGAATGTTATCTACAGCAAAAGAGGTTGGAGATATTACTGAGGGTGCAGACAAAGTTGATATGACTAAGGCACGAATTGTCAAAGGTGCATTCAGAGTTCTCACACTCAAACTGGCCAAGGCAGGTATTCCATTACTGGTTACCAATCACACATACAAACAAGTCGGAACCATGTTTCCACAAGATGTGATGGGTGGTGGTTCTGGATTACAATATGCAGCATCTAATATTGTATTTCTCTCCAAGAGGAAAGAAAAGGTAGGTACAGATGTCATTGGAAATATTATTCATTGTAAAAATTTCAAATCCAGATTGACAAAAGAAAACAAGATGGTTGATGTCCTTTTGACTTATGATGCAGGTCTGAGTAAGTATTATGGATTACTTGAATTAGCTGAGAAGTATGATATAATAAAGAAAGTATCTACAAGGTATGAAATGCCAGATGGTGCTAAACTGTATGGTAAACAGATCCTAAATGATCCAGAGAAATACTTTACAGAAGATCTTTTGACCAGACTTGATGAAGCAGCAAGTACTGAATTTACATACGGAAAAGGAACTGATGCCGAACCTAGCCCCGAAGATACCACCGAAGAAGTTGAAGGATAATTGGTTCCAAGTCTCCCGAGGATACCACCGAAGAAGTTGAAGGATAATTGGTTCCAAGTCTGTTCCAATCCAGAAGATCCAGATGATGAAGGCCTTTGTATTCAAATAATCGAAGGCCCATTCAGTCATGTCGTGGTAAAATTTAAAAACTTTCAAACATATAAAAAACTCAATGATGATGGTTCACTTGATTGTGATTATCAATATGATATTGTACATGCACCATCTACTATTGGAGAAGAAAATATTACAGATGAACAAGGAGAAATCTTTGAAAAGAAACTTGGTGAATCAATAATCGAACTATTATGGGAGTCAGCAAAGAATGAGAACAGAAGCAGCAATACTGAAAAATCTAATACAGAATGAGGAATATACCAGAAAGGTTTTACCATTCTTAAAAGAAGATTACTTTACGGAAAATGCTGATAAAACTCTTTATGGTACAGTAAACGAATTTGTAAACAAATACAACTCTCTTCCATCAGAGGAAGCTCTTCAGATTGAATTGTCTGAAGTTAAAATGAATGAAGAAGAGTATAAAGATTCATTACAGCTCCTGAAGGACATAGGAAATGATGGAGAAGATTACACAGACCTCAACTGGTTACTCGACAAAACAGAAAAGTTCTGCCAAGATAAAGCAATCTATAATGCAGTGGTGGAGTCAATCGGTATTTTGGACAATCCAAAAACTGATCAAGATAAAGGAGCTATCCCTGAGATTCTTTCTGATGCCCTTAGTGTCAGTTTTGATCCTCATGTGGGTCACGACTACCTTGACGATAGTGATGAGCGTTTCGATTTTTACCATCGCGTGGAAGAGAGGATTCCATTCGATTTGGACTACTTCAACAAAATCACAAAAGGTGGACTCCCTCAAAAAACACTAAACATTTGTCTGGCAGGAACTGGTGTAGGTAAGTCTTTGTTCATGTGTCATGTGGCATCATCATGTTTATCTCAGAATCAAAATGTACTTTATATTACATTGGAAATGGCAGAAGAGAAAATTGCAGAGAGAATTGATGCAAACATGCTAGATGTTGCAGTGGATGACCTTCATGCACTTCCAAAAGACCTATATGATAGGAAAATAAATAATTTAAGAACAACAACAAAGGGTAAACTGATAGTAAAAGAATATCCTACTGCATCGGCAAATGTAAATCATTTCCGTTCATTATTGAATGAGTTGAATCTAAAACGATCATTTGTTCCAGATATTATCTTTGTGGATTATATTAATATTTGTTCTTCATCAAGGATACGGACAGGAGCAAATGTAAACTCTTACACCTATATCAAATCTATTGCAGAAGAGTTACGAGGTTTGGCAGTAGAACACAAGATTCCAGTTGTGAGTGCAACTCAAACAACAAGGTCGGGGTATTCAAATACAGATGTGGGTTTGGAAGATACATCTGAGAGTTTTGGACTTCCAGCCACGGCAGATCTTATGTTTGCAATTATATCTACTGAACAGATGGAAGAATTAGGTCAGATAATGGTAAAACAGTTGAAGAATAGATATAATGATCCAACTGTAAATAAAAAGTTTGTTGTTGGTATAGATAGGGCCAAGATGAGGCTTTATGATGTAGACCAATCTGCTCAAGATGAGTTGGTTGTTTATGATGTAGACCAATCTGCTCAAGATGAGTTGGTTGATAATGGTCAAGAAGATGACACACCATCTTTTGATGTGGCAACTGGTGGTAAATTTAAAAAACGTGATTTCACAGGATTTGATTATGAGTAATCGAGCACAAAGAAGGGCTGAA